TGACAACTTTTATTCCAGCTCAGCTCAAGCTGACGTTAGCTAAGACCGTATCCTTCGGTCTGCAAAGCGTGTTGTCTCAGGATCATTTGTCAAACATCCCGGCGACTTTAGGATGTTGTGTGGTGGCAGTCCCCCTTATGATGTGGGGGGTGAAGACCCACTTACAGAAGCCGGCCAGAGCAGTAGTTGCTGCTGGTGTTGATGTCATTGTAGATCGTGTCGCGATGGAGTTGGTGGATGATTCCGCTCTGTCCCGACGCGTTAAACACACAGTTGTTACAGGACCAGCTCCCACTGAGTTGGTCTTTGGTGATGTGGTTGTCCCCGTGGAACTAGAAAAGGGACTGCCCACAACTGTGAACAGTGATATTCAAGCAGATGGATGTGTCCAGGAATTCGGGACGTTTGAACTCGATGGAACGAAAACTAAGGTTGAGTTGCATCGTGTCGTGCGTTCACGTAATAGATCTTCGTACACCAACCTGGTGGTGGCAGAGTGTAAGATGATTTTCGGGGTTCCAAGAGCCACGGAAGCCAATATGCTCGCCGTTCGTCGGCGGGCAGTAGCTCTGATGAAGAAGCATGGTGTGCGCCCCTCGCACATCAATGCATTGGTGCCGAAGATAGTTGAATTAGTCTTTGTACCTAGCTGCTGGGAACTGGAGGCCAAGCGTTTGAGCAACAGTGCAGTAGTGATTGAACGAACGAACCAGTATTGGAAGTGGAGCATGCGACAGGCTGCCACTTGGTTCGGTCGTTGGGAGTGAGGGGGCTTGGTGGTGGTGAGTGGTGTGTCTCATAAATCTAGTTTGAGTCACGAGGACTTGTCCATTCACCTAAACCAGGCAGAGCCCAAAGTGCGGCAGTTGAACGTTTTAGTCGGCGTTTCTTCAGCTGATCGTACTCTAAAAATTAATAACGCTGACATTCACACGTTACGTGCTGCATTGCTTGAGCGGATGTACTATTGTAAGGTGGGAGACTCTTTTGAGGCCCCACCATTGGTTACTGACGCTATCGTCCATTCCAGGTTGAATGGATTCCGCAACAAATTGTCAAGATGTTTTGGATCTCGACCCTTCAAACAGACTCCAGAGGAATTTGTAGAGATGTTTCAAGGTAGAAAGAAGACCATTTATGCCAATGCGTTGCAGGAGTTCTATGCCGACGGAGTGAGTCGCAAGCATGCACTAAGCACGGCTTTTGTGAAGTGTGAAAAGGTCAATCCGACCAAAGCGCCCAGGTGCATCCAACCACGTACTCCAGTGTACAACGTGGGGGTTGGGTGCTACCTCAAGCATATTGAGCACCGTATTTACAAGTGTATCGCGAAAGTTTTCGGGGAAGATTTCGTGGTCGCGAAGGGTGTGAATGTGCGCGAGCTGGGGGGTATAATTTCTGGTAAGTGGTCCAGTTTGAATGATCCCGTGGCCGTGGGCATGGACGCCACTAAGTTTGATATGCATGTCAGTGCGGCAATGCTGAGATGGGAACATGGGTTTTACAATATGTTATATAACCATGATCCTGAACTCAAGCGGCTGTTGAAGATGCAGATCAAGAATCGTGGTGTCGGGTTTTGCGAGGACGGAAGTTTGCGGTATAAAGTGGAAGGCCGTAGATTTTCCGGTGACATGAACACTGCCCTTGGAAATTGTCTCATCATGTGTGCCATGGTGTGGTCATATGCCAAGGAGCGCGATGTCCCCATTAAGTTCGTGAATAATGGGGATGATTGTGTAGTGTTCATGGAGCGAGACTGTTACCAACGTTTCATTGTTGGTTTGGATAGATGGTTTCTAGACCTAGGATTTAGAATGGTTGCTGAGGAGCCGGTATATGAATTGGCACAGGTGGAATTTTGTCAGATGCGCTGCATCCAAACTGGGTCTGGCCCAGTTATGGTGCGCAATTTTAACACCGCCCGTGAAAAGGATTCGGCCTCTTTTCTTCCATTGTCCACGGAGAAGGAGACCAGGAAGTGGCTGTGGGCCGTAGGGGAGTGTGGGTTAGCGTTGACCGGAGGAGTGCCAGTATTCCAGGAATTCTATAAGTGGTACATGCGTCATGGTGTGGAAGGTGCAGTGAGCGGAAGTGTCCAAATGCAGTCAGGAGCGATGTTCCTCAGACAGCGGCTGGACGCCCGCGAAGCACCGATAACACCTGAAGCGCGTGTCGCCTTCTTTGAAGCCTGGGGTGTGACACCAGACGAGCAGGTGGTGCTGGAAGAGTACTACGCTGAGTTGTCCTTCGAGTTCCACAAGACCCACGTCGATGAATACATTGAAGTAACAGGAGCACCTCTTTAATGTATCATGGAAACTGGTGTGGACCAGGATGGTCCAATGGTGCCTCCCAGGCCTCTGTCAGGGGGACAGCCCCATCTACGGACGAGTTCGACGAAACATGCAGACAACATGATTTCACTTACGCAGATCATGGTGATTTACGGAGTGCTGATCTGTTATTTGCTCGTCAGAACTTTGGACGTGGGGTTGTTCGCTCGGTGGCGGCGGTCGGGGTGGGCATGCAAGGTCTCCTTCGGTCCCATGATGAATACCTTCCTACAATTTATCAAAGTCAAGAAACAGAAACGATGGTGACGAAGACGTCACAAAAGCTACGGGGTGCGTCCTCCCAACAAATGGGCGCAAAGAAGACTCCAGTTAAGGAGCCGTCTGGTCCCCGCCAGGCGAACGGACTAACTGTCAGTGCAGCACCAACAGCAATTGGTACTGCAATTCGGGCAGTCAAACCCTATATGACGCGCTCTCTCACGGAGGGTCGCATTGCGGGTCGTGATTTCATTGGTACGGTAGAGGGTCAGGGTGTTGCAACCTTTGGCCTTGGTAAGTCTGCCCTTCTCAGCCCGGCGTATTTTTCGTCGACTATTTTGGGTAATCTTGCTCGCTCTTTTGAGCGCTATCGGTGGAATCGCTTGCGTGTCCATTATGTTCCTAAGGTGGCCACCACTGTAACTGGGCAGGTTATCCTGTGCAGTTCCAAGTCGGTGTCAGAACCTTGTTTATCGCCTGAGTCTGGTACGTTTTTACAACGTGCTATGTCCCAGGGTAATGCCGTTTTCAGTCCTCTGTGGTCTCCGACGTATATCGACATCGATTGCACCGGAGACTGGCGGTTGGTTGATCCAGCTACAACAAGTGATCTGGATGACAATATTCATGAAGAGCTTCAGGTGTTCACCCAAGTGAACACTGTCGGTCAAGTTGGATATTTGTTCGCTGAGTATGATGTATCCTTTTCGGAACCCATCTACCAGCCTCATTCCATCAACATTCCCATTCCTACTGGTCCAGGCGTCCGTACAATTTTGTCGGACACTGCCGGCGTCAATGCAGTCAATGATGACTGGGTCCTGAACGACGCCGGCCCCCTGAACTTAGCTGGTACTGCGAATGGAACGATTTTCCGTGGTGTGTTTGACCTGCAAGGGTCGACTGCAGCAACTGGAACAACGTTTGCGAACATGATTAATGCATCTACCTACGTTCATACTACCACAGCCGCCACTGGTGTGCTGACCACCCCCCTGCCAATGGTGGGTGGTACAACGCTGTACTTTGCTGTTAATGGTACAACGTTGTATGTGTATTCCACCCTTGAACAAGCTATCAATGGGGTTGGAAGTGGGCAGATGTTCTTTCGCACAGCTTCTACGCTGGGCGGGGCATACAATTTTGACATGGCGGTCGTCCATTATGGTAATTCCATCAACCCGACTGTTCAGTAGTTCGTTTGGGCACTTCTGCACAACATGGTTAGAATCCATGGCCCTAGAAGTAGTGTTATTTTAGTAATGGACCGTATGTCCTAACAAAAGTATGTAAGTTTAATCGAGAAGGCGTTGATCACGGCCGGAGTATCATTCTATCTCCGGATAAGGACCGTGGCCCCGAAAAGAGGATGTCATCACCGTTAGGGATGGTATAGGTATCAATTAAACTACATGCACTATAAACAATGTATCGCGGGACGTAATTCCTGTATATATGTGATACGCCACGGCCAATGGTTTGACGTGGTAGTGTGAATGGCTCTTCTGCGAAGGGCATTACCCCATAGCTTGATTTCACGATCAAGGGGCTCTAGGGGGGTATCAAACCAGGTTC